GGGCCGACCAGCGACGCGAGCCACGAGGCCTCGTCGCCGACGTAGCCGAGCGACACGGCGAGTGCGTACGCGCTCTGGCCCGCGGGCCCCTGCGGTCCGGGGCCGCCGAGCGCGAGCGCGAGCGCCTGGCCCGCTGTGCGCACCTCGATCGCGCGCGACGGTGAGACCGCGAGCGTGAGCGCGAGCCGCGCGGAGGGTGTGAGCGTGAGCCTCACGGTGCCGTGACCCTCTCGACGACGGTGATCGAGATCGTCTGCGTCGCGTGCACCGCGCCGCCTGGCTCGACGAGCCTCACATCGGTGAGCAGCACGTCGCCAGCCGTCCATGTCGCCGTCGTGGCCGCGTCGACGGTGACCGCAAAGACCCCCGGGCGCGTGCTCTGGTCTGCGAGCGTGACCGTCGCGGTCGCGACGAGCGCGAGCCCCACGCGGCTGCGGAGCTGCGCCGTCACCGTGTAGCCGGTGAGGTCGACCGCTGCGCCCGTCGTCTCGTCGGTGACCGCCGCGTCGTACGAGAACGTGGCGCCGCGCTTGTGCTCGATCGCGAGCATCACGCGCCCTTCGAAGGAAGCGCGTCGGCGCGCGCACGCGCTTCGGCGTCCTCAGCCGTCGTGTCGATGCGGCGCACGCGCCGGATCTGGTGCGCGGCCTCCTCGAGGCTCGCGCCGTCATCGATCATCGCCGCCGCTGCGCCGAGGCCCGCGGCCACGATGCGCGCGATCGCCGGGCCCGGCTCGGGCAGCGCGGGGGCTGCGAGAGTGACCGCGCCCGAGAGGGCGGTGAGGATGCTGCGCACGGAGCGCGTCTCTTCGGGGCTCACTGTCCACCTCCCAGCGCGACCGCGCCCAGCTCCGCAGGCAGCGGCGGGAGCGCGACGTGCACGCGAGCGAGGAGCGCGGTGAGGTCCGGCCATGCCGTCGCGATACGGAGTGCCAGGGCGACCGCGAGGCCGAGGTCGAGCTCACTGCCAGCAGCGCCTCGCACGATGACGTCGGCCCACGCGCCATGCGCCTCCGCGAGTGCGTTGCACGAGGCGACGACGGGCGCCCACCGCTCGATCGTCGCGTCGATGGCGGCGTGTGCCTCTTCGCGCGTCGGCGGCAGATCCTCGAGCTCGTGCGTGCGTGCGGCGTGCGCCTCCTGGCAGGTCGCGTCGAGGATGCGGCCAGTCGTGTCCGCGGCCATCGCCTGGACTCGCAGCGCGGACGCGCCGCAGCCGGTGAGGACGGCGAGGCCGGCCGCGACCGCTGCGCGCTGCATCATCGTGGGCCGACGCGGGCGTGTAGGCGGCCCGTCCACGAGCTCCGCGGGCGGGTGCGGGTCGAGCCCATTCGCGCTCGGCGGTGGCGCCGGTGGCGCCTCCTGCGCGCGCAGCATGGCGCGCATGAGGGCGAGGGCGACGCCGCCCACGGCTGCGACGCCGGTGAGCATGTCGGCGCGCTGCTCGGGGCTCGCGAGCGCCCAGACGGCGACGAGGGCAGCGAGCATGGCGCAGAGCACGAGGGCGGTCGGCCACTCGATGCGAGGGGCGCGAGAGGGCGGGAGGGGCAGCGGGGGCGGTGCGGGCATGGTCACTCTCCGTCGTGGTGGTCGTGATGCGCTCGCTCTGCGAGCAGCTCTTGCGTGAGGGACGCGTGTCGCCCCGTGTCCTCCCGGCGACTCGCGCCGATGCGGCCCGGGATGACGCGGCCTGTGTCGAGCGCATCGCGGAGGCTTTCGTTTTCGTCGAGTAGCGCCCTCTCGCGTCCCTCCGAGAGACGTAGGCTCGCCTCGAGCTCCGCGATGCGCGCCTCGAGACGCACGATGCGGCCATCCTGGAGCTGCACGCGCCCGAGGAGCGAGTGCACAAGCTCCGCGCTCGCGTCCGCGCGCCTGCGCATGACGTACGCGATCGAATTCACCAGCGCGGCGAGCGCGAGGATGATGGCGCCGACAGCCTCGGCCGAGATGCCGATGTGCGAGAGGTCAGGCATTGCGCGGGCCCCCATCGGTGAAGGTCACTCGGATGGCGAGCAGACGATCATCCGATCCTCTCGATCCGGTCGGTCCGGTCACGATCGCGTGCATCGTCTCCTCTGTCGCGATGAGAGCCGAGAGGCCGGACACGACCGCGAGCGAGTGCCCGCTCCCCGTCCCGCAGTAGGCCGTCGAGCCCTGCTGAACCGCGGTCGGCGCCGCGGGCGAGCTCCACGGACTCGACTGCTTGTGGACCGCGAGGGCCCAGCGGTTGGTGCCGACTCGCGCGGAGTGCGACTTCACGAGCAGTTCCACGTCGGTGACGGTGCACCCGCTCGGGAGGTCGAGCGGGATCACCGCGAAGGCCGCGTCGACGAGCGGCTGGAGGTGGTGCACGCCGCTGCCGTACGTCGAGAACCAATTCACGACGCCAGCGCCGCTCACGTCGAGAGACGCGCTCGCCGCGTTGATGACCTTCTTCCGTGTCTTGGTCGCCGCGTAGATGAACTCGTCGCCCGCGCCGTTCAGGCGCGCACGGAGGTACGCAGTGCGATCCGCGAGCTCGGTGAGCGGCGTCGCGAAGCTCGCGCGCGTCTGCGCGTCTGCGCCCGCGGGAACGCTGACGTTTGTATGGTAGGTCGCGGAGCCGGGTGTCGCGATCGGCATGCTCAGGTCTCCTCGTGCGTGATCTCGAAGGGCATCTCCGCGTCCCACGCGTCCCACGTGAGGCCCGACTCCCACGCGGTCCAGTCGCCCGAGGGCGGCGGGTACTCCCAGAGGCGCCCATGCCCCCAGAGCACGACGACGTGCTCTTGGAGGACGTGCGCGGCGCTCCAGTCGACAGGCACCGCGAGATACGTCGCGTCATCGACGGGCCGCGGGTCCGCGTCGACGTGCAGCATCACCCAGAACTGCGCCCAGCTCGAGGAGCCGTCGGCCGTCCACGTGATGACATCGCGTGTGATGGTGTCGCCGATGGACGTGTGCCTCACCCCTCGATGGCTCACGACTGCGTGCGTGCCATCGTGCGTGCCGGACCAGAAGGCGCGGAGCTGCGCGAGGAGCGCGTACGCGCCGCCGCGGCCTCGGTGATCGTCGAGCCACCGCACGAGCCGCGGCGCGTAGACGCTCGCGATCTCCGCGGGCCCGCGCCGGATGCGTCGCTCGCGGCCGAGTAGCACCAGCGCGTCCGGCATCGACCACGCCGGGAATCGCGCGCGCACGCCGGCCGCAGCGAGCGATGCGAGCAGGTCGAGCGGGGCGGCGATCGCGGCGAGGATGCGCTGCGCCCATGTGCGCTGGAGCCATGGCGGGCCAATGCGCCACACGAGATCGGCGAAGCCAGTGTCGCGTGGCGCGGAGCTCGACCCGCCGAAGGGGTGAGGGAAGCCGTGGGGGAAGCTGGGCGAGGTCATGGGATCACCGAGAGGATCGCGTCCAGATAGGTGTCGGCCATCGCCGGATACCCTGCCCCGTCGCTCGGGTGGATGTCATCGGTCGTCGCGGGTGCCCCGACGTCTACCATCGTGACCCCATTGGCGGCGCAGAGTGCCGGTAGCGCAGCGTTGAGCGCGATGTGCTCGGCGCGGCGGGACCAATAGCTCGCATACGTCGAGCCCTGCGGCACGATGACGGTCTGCACGAGGATGTGCGCGTGAGGGGCTCCAGCGCGAGCCCACGCAATGGCCTCCTCGATCTCCGGTTCTGTCTGTGCGGCAGTACGCCCCTGCCCACCGTCGGGCACGCCCCCGATGTCGTTCACGCCATAGGCGATGATGATGATGTGCGGGTCGTATGTCTCGCAGTCTGTCTGGACTTGCGATGTCTGCTGATACGCCGAAGTGCCGTTGACGCCGCGGTGCTTGCCGACGTTCGTGTACGGCCCGACGAATTCGTGCGACACGCCCGCCGACGAGAGCAGGCTGGTGAGATGGACGCGCCATCCGCCCGTTTGCCCGTACATGCCGAGCACGATGGAGTCGCCCATGCACAGGATCCTACCTGCTCTGCGCACCCAGCCCGCCATCACGGCACCCTAGACACGGCCACGTCGCCGGTTTCTGTAAGCGTGAGAGAGCCGATGCGATCGTGCCAGTCGCTCGTGCTCTCGACGTCGATCGCCACGTGTCGCTGGTCTTCGCCTGGAATCAGCGGAAGCGCGATCCCTCGAGTGCGTGCCATGATGCGCGCCGCGTCTGTCGCAATCTCGGTCGGCGTCATGACCGTGCCAGACAGCGACAGCGCGACGATGCCCACGTGGGGGTTCACGAAGCCGCCTCCGATGTACTGCCCGATCACGAGCCGCCCGGCGCCGCCAGGATCGGACATGGTGACTGCACCGGTGATCGTGCCCACCTCAGCGCCGGCCACGAAGAGTCGCGCGCCCACGCCGTTTTGACACGTCGCGTGCATCACGAACATCTTGCCGACGTCGCCAGCGACGAACACGTGCCGAGCCGTCTCGACGTAGCCGCCAGAGCCGCCGAACCACATCGACAGACCGCCGCTCACGCTGCCAGTCGCACCGCGCCATCCGTACAGAGCGGCCCCCTCGTGGCATGCCCAGATTTTATGAGTCGAGTCCGGTAGCGAGATGAGGTATCCGACGAGACGAATCGTCGCGGCGTTCCATCGTCCAGCGTTGAGCGGCCCCTTGTAGTTGCGCAATCCATCCGCGAAATCCCACGCGTAGCGTGGAACCGTCATCGGACGCGTCCCGGACAGAAGCGAGGCGCTCATCATACGAGACCGCTTCCTCCCGTTACCCACCAATCAGCTCCATCGCTGACCACGCTCCATACGCCGTAATCGGCATCGCCGGACCCAGGGAGCACGAGGTTGGCGCCCGATCCGTTGATGTTCTCGGAGCCGAACCGCGACAGCGTGATCGTGTGCGTGCTCGTGTTCTTCTTGATGATCTGGAATCTGCGACCATCGTTGCGTCCGGTTGGATCTGGCAGCGGCAGAGTCACGGCGCCGGAGACTCCTCCGACGAAGACCGTTCGGTCCTTGCTTGGCAGCGCACTCGCAACACCGCCGCTCACGATCGTCGTCGTGTCCACAGCGTCCACCCGATGCCATGCGTTGTTGCCCAGCGACACGGCACACATGGCCATGTAGAGCTTGTCCGCGGCAGCGTCTGACCACGTCGACCCCGGGATGTAGAGCCCAGGAGAGAGCGCGTGCGTGGCATCGTCCGGCGGGGTGTTGGCCACCTGGTGTCGGACGACGCTTGCGATGGGGAACGCAAACCAGTCGGTGCCATCGCTACACACGATCCACCCGGCGGGCGGGAATGGCGCCGCAGCGCCGACGAGGTCGCTGTCGGCCAGTCGATGACTCGCCGTGGCGCCGTTGATCTTCTCGGATGCGTGCCTGACGAGCGTCACGATCTCGTCTGCGTCTCCGCCCACCTTGAAGACCAGATACACGCGGCCCGCCGATGGTGCGGGGAGCGTCGCGTTCAGGCCCGTTCCCGTCCCGCTCGAATCGATGGCAACTATGGCGTTCTTTGCGGGAAGCGCTGCGTCGGCCACGAGCGACACGAACGAGAAGCCGAGCAGCGAGTTGATCGACCCCGCCGTCGACCCGTCGTGCACGCCGACCTCGTTCGCGATGTCGACGATCGCCGTCTTGATGGCCTCGTGCTCCGCGGCCGTGACGTAGTAGTCGAGATCGGGAGACGGGTCCGAGTCCGGAAGCGTGCTCTTCACGCGTCCGAGAGATCCGTCGGTCTTGGTCGGCAGGCTCGTCAGTCCCATGGCTCAGCTCCCCACGTGCGTGGCTGTGACGGTGACCGCGCCGGACACCGGAGCGTGGTCGGTCGCGATGATGACGTCGGAGGCAGGGACGGTGACGACGACGCGCGTCGTGTCGGCGCGCACCGAGCCGATCACGGCGGCGAGCGCGCTCACTCGCACGAAGCCCCCGTCGCCTCCGATCGGCACCTGCGAGACGTAGGTGGCCAGCGCCTCGGCCACGAGCGCCTCGACATCGGCCGCCCGCACGCCGTCGGCGCCACGCACCCAGTGCTCGTAGGTGACGGCGATCGTGGTCGGTGCAGCGCTCGACACCGTGGCCTCGATGCAGAGCGGCTCGCATGTCTCGGAGATCGCCAGCGCGACCGCGCCGAGGTCGGTGAGCGGGTCGACGTTCGAGCCCGTGACGCCGCCCGTCGCCGTGGCAACGTAGACGTCGATGCCGCCGACGCCGTCGGGGATGGTGCGCACGCGCGTGACGCCGATGGGTCGCCCGTCCGACGCGACGGCCGAGCGCGCGACGTAGTCGTAGGCGTCGCGTGCGCCGCGCGGCGAGATCGTGCCGAGCTTGGCCTTGCACCGCGTGCGAAGGTCCGTGTCGGTCTCCTCGTCGGTGCCGATGAGCGCGCTCGCGTTCGTCACGCTCACGCCCGACATCGTCGTGACAAGCGTGTCGATGGTGCCCGCGGGAGCCGTCGAGTCCGCGCCGAGCTCGGTCGCCGCGAAGGGGATCTCGACGCCGGTCGCAAGCGCCCCGATCGTGAACGCCGCCGTGTTGCGGTAGGTCTTGTTCGTCGCGCTCGAGCGAACGGTGAGGTCGCCGATGCCGCCCGAGTAGACGCCGCCGCCCGCGTTGTCGAACGTCAACGCGCCGCTCGCGAAGGAGCCGGGCGAGCGCGTCACGCCGTAGACGTAGAGCGCAACCTGGTCGAGCCACACGCCCTCAGCGGTCTCGAGGAAGCCGCCCTTGGCGATGAGTGCCTGAAGGCGCGAGAAGGCCGCGAGCACGATCGCGACGCACGCGATGATGGTCCGCGCGACCGCGCCCGCCTTCCACGCGGTCGTGCGCACGCCCTTGGCTGCGAGCCCGTCGTAGATGGCTGTCTTGGCCTCGTCGACGGTCATGGGCGTGGTGAGATCGTCGAGCGTCATCGGCGCATCTCCTCGATGAGCGCCCCGCCGTCGGTCACGGCGAGGATGAGCGTGAAGGGCCCGCCGAGCGTCGCGTCGCGGGGCACGACGGCGATCGACACGCGGATCGACTCGCCGGTGGGCGTGGGCGTGACGGTGACCGCAACGGTGTCGACGCGGTCGTCCTTCGTCAGCTCGCTGCGGATCGCTCCCGCGAGCCCACGCACCTGGTCGACGGTGAGGCCGCGGTTGAGGTAGCTGCGCAGGTCGATCCCGTAGTCTCCGTCGTCTGGCAGCGCCCCGCGCGGGCAGTCGAGGCGACGGACGAGCGCCTGAGCGAGCACGGTCTGACCCGACACCTCGGGCATGCCCTCCTCGAGGTCGCGTGCACACGAGATGTCCGAGCCGTAGCCGAAAGGCGCGGTCGGCGTGGCGACCTCGCGCGTGAGCGAGGCGGTCTCGGTCGCGATCGCGTCTGCGACGGTGGCGTTCACTGCGCCACCACCTTCGACGCTGCGACGTCGACGCTGGCCTTCGGAGTGCCCCACCCGCCCCCGGTCTTCACCGCCGTCTGCAGGGCGGCGCCGCCGTCGTTCGCCACGGGCGTCGCGCCGGTGAAGGCGTTGAGCGCGGTCGTGATGTCGTTGAGGCGTCCGTTCACGTCGGGCGCGAGCGCGACCGCATCGCTGGCGCCGGAGCTTCCAAGACGCAGCACCGTGCCCACCGACAGCGTCAGCTCGTCGGGCGTGTGCCCGACGCCGTCCTTGCCCGAAAAGCCGGTCACGATCGGCTGCGTACGGTCTCCCTCGAGGAACTCGACGAGGACCTCGGCGCCAAGCTGCGGCTTCGCGTGCGCCCCGGCCACGCCTGGCCACATCGAGATCGGGAGCATCTCCGGAAGACCCGCGTCACGTCGCACGGGCTGGAGCTCGAGGCGGTCGACCGAGACGCGTACCACGCGGTAGCGCCAGCGCCCGTAGAGCTGCTGGCTCGTCACCTGTCGCACGATGCTCGTGAGCGCCGTCGTGAGCTGGCTCTGTGCCATCTGCTCGCCGCATCGAGCGATGAGGCGCACGCCGCCCTCGGCGACGTGGATCGTCAGCTCGCGCACCGTCTGTGGCGCGTCGAGGCGCTCGGAGATCACCGACCCGACGCCCACCGCGCCGAGGTCGTCCGCCGCGAGCGTGACCATGCGCTTGCGCGGGTCGTGCGCCAGCACCTCGTACGTGCCCGAGGCTGCCTCCGACGTCGGCCGGGCGCTCGCCACGCGCGTCGTGCCATCGAGGTCGACCCACCACACGGCGGCGCCCATCGCGGCACGCAGCGCGCGCGACGCGGGCCCGGCCTCGCGCACGAAGTCCACGCCGACCGAGCGCTGCCCGATGTCGGCGTCGATGACGATGCTCTCGCCCGCCTCGCGCGCAGCATCCTCGAGCACGAGCGCAGCGCGCACCCCGAGGTCGTTGTGGTAGTGCCGCGCGGCGAGCATCGTGGCCCACGAGCCCGCGCCGCCCACGAGCCGCAGGGTGCGCCGCTGGCCGAAGGATCCGGCGCGCGCCGGGTCGACGGTGCCGCTGAGGATGATCCCTCCCACCGCGAGCTCCACGCGCCCGGACACGTCCGGCGCGAGCTCGAAGTCGATGTCGGCCCACCATGCGCCAGACGCAGGCACCACGATCGTGGCGCGCGTGACCGGATGGCCTCCGAGGGTGGCGTAGGACGACTCGGTCACAGCTCACCCTCCGCGGCGAGCTGCGAGATGCGCGCGATCTGGGCGTCGATGCGGTGCTCGCGCGCGAGCGCGGCGTTCCCCTCCACGATCGTGCTCGTCGAGGACGACTGCACGGGCGTGGCCGTGACCCTGGGCTGACGGAATTCTTTCCACCGGATCTCCACGGTCCACTCGCCGTCGGCGGTCTGCTGCGGCGCGAGGACGTCCTCGACGACGGCCGAGCGGATGCCGACCTCCTCGAGGAGCGGGTGCACGATGTCGAGCGCCTGCGCGCGCTCGCCCGTCGGGGCACGCGCGACCGTGGGCTCGAACTCGTGCCACGCGCGGAAGTCGCCCTCGCCGTAGAGCCGCAGGCGCATCGTGAAGGTTGCGAGCTTCAGCCCGCGATAGACGAGCGTCGCGCCGCTCACGCCGTAGCCGCGCCGCTCGTCCCACTGCCGCGGCGAGCCTGCGCCCTCGATGTCGCAGAGCCCTGGCGTGCGCCGGCCCGCGACGAGCGCGTAGTCGATCGGCTGCTCGAAGGGGTTCCACGCGCTCGTCATGCGCCCACCTCCGCGCTGGCCCCGGAGAGGAGCCGCACGAGCTCGTCGTGGATGCCCTCCGCGGCCTCGCGCGCGCCCTCGAAGGCGCCGTCGAGGTGGATGTGCAGCGTCCCGATCACGGGGGCCTTGGCGCCCTGCGTGGTGCGCGCGGAGGGCAGTGCGGCCACGCCACCGACAGCGGCACGCGCCTCGGGCGCTCCCTGCTCGACGCCCACCGCGAGGCCGGCCGGGATCTCCGCGCCGAGCGCGGCGAAGACCCGCGACGGACTGTGAATGTCGAGCGCCGACCGGAGTGCGCCGACGGTCGTCTCGGCGAGCTCGGTGACGACGCTGGGCAGTAGCTGCGCCGAGCTCCGCATGCCCTCGACGAGGCCGCCCACGAGGCTCGAGCCGGCCGCGGTCCACCGTGCACGCGCGCCTTCGAGCGTCGCGAGGGCCGAGGCTGCGCGGACTTGGATCCACTCGAAGGCCCGAGCGGCCAGCATCGCTGCGCCGACGATGATCAGTAGCGGTCCGACGGCCAGCGCGAGGCCGGCCCCGAGCACCACGGCTGCCACGCCCGCGGCCCGTAGCGCGAGGTGGATGGCGTCGACCTGCGTGACCGTAGGTCGGCCGAACGCGCGCAGGATCGTGTTGCGCACCTCGAGCACGCCGATGACGATGTCCAGGATGTGGATCGTGAGCTGCTCGAAGAACGCGCGAGCCACAGGGCCCACGCGCCCGATGCCGTCAAGCATCGGCCGGAAGATCACGCGCATCACGGTCGCGAGCGCGCGTCCCACTGCGTGCTGCTGCGAGAAGATCTGCAGCACCTCGCGCATTCCGCGAAGGAAGCCGTCGAGCCGCAGACCATCGAAGAGGTGGCCCAGGTCCTCGCGGAGGTGCCGCACCTGCACGTCGAGCCCGAGGGCTTGGCGCCGCGCGATGCCCCCGAGGCGAGAGCGCACGTCGTCGGCGAGTCCGCGCACCGAGCGGCCTGCCTGGTGCGCCGCGCGCATCGTCCCAAGCAGACGCCGCGCCGACTCCTGCCCCTGCACGCTCGATGCGTCTGTGACCGCCTCGAGCGCGTCGGTGAGCTCGCTTCCGCGCAGTCCTGCGCGGTAGAGCTGCTCGCCGTAGCGCGTGACGTCGTCGCGCCCGGCCGCGCTCGCGCCCGCGACGCGATCGATCGCCGCCATGAGCTCGCCAGCGCTGCCCGCGGCCCCGCTCTGGTACTCGCGGAGCGTCATGAGGCCCTCGATGCGCAGCATCTCGGACCGCCGAGCGTCCGCGGAGGTGATCGCGTACTGCGCGAGCTGCACAGCGGCGCGTGCGACCGCGATTCCGACCGCGATCGCTGCCGCTGCGACCGCCGCGAGCACCACGGCGAGCGCCAGGCCGCCCACGAGGAGCGGCGCGGCCGAAATTCCACGCCCGAGACGCTCGAAACGCTCGCCCAGGGCGCCCACGGGGCCGCCCATGGCCTTGAGCGAGAGCGTCAGGCGCTCGAAACCGCTCTTCGCACGTGTCGCGCCCTCTTCAGAGCGCCCGAAAGAGCCTCCGAGAGCGAGGATCCCCTGCTGCATCGACGCGTTCGCGCCCTTCTGCGCCTCGATCTCGGCCCTCAGACGTTGAAACGCCTCGTTCGCGGGGCTCACCCCGCCCGCGCGCAGCCTCTGCATCGCTGCCTGCATCTCGCGCAGGCGCGCGACGCCCGCCGTCATGCTCTCCTTGAGGCGCGCGAGCTCCGCGACGGCATCCTGCGCGGGCGCAGAGATGCCGTCTCGAAGCTCAAGAACGAATGTCGCGCGCTCGGTGCTCACGTCTTCCCGTCGGTGAGGGCCATGCGGACGATGCGGAGGTCGTGCATCGCCTCGGAGAGGAGGACCGCGCCCGCCAGAGCGCGCGCGTAGTCGTCGTCGGTCTCGAACTCGGTGCGTCCGAGCGCTGCGAGGAGGAGCTCAGCGGCGCGAGCGTGGTCGGCCCGAGCTCCGGCGCGCAGCGCTAGGATTTTCCCGCGAGGCTCTTCGCTCCAGAGCCCGCGAGCGTGAGGGCCGCGTTTGCGATCGGCGCGAGCGCGGCGGGCTGTTCGTCGAGGAGGCGCTCGAGGCCGTCCTTGTCGGGGTGCACGACGCAGCTCTTCACGAGAGCCGTCATCACGGCGCTCGTGATCTTCTCCGCGTCCATGAACTTTTGGACGTTGAGCCGGTGCGGGCGCCGCACGATGACGGCACCCTCGTCGGTCATGACGAGGGCCACGCGACGCTCGCCGTGCTCCTTCTCGGCCGCCTCGAGCGCGGCCCGCGTGTCCTTGTCGAGGTTCTCGCGGTCCATCACGCGCTCGTTCCGTCGTAGAGGGTCTTGCCGTTCCAGTTGATGCGCATGCAGTCGAGCTCGATGTCGACGGTGAGCGGGTCCGGACCCTCCTCGTTCGACACGGTGGAGCCCGTCCACACGCACGCCTCGAGCGTGTCGGTGATCGGCGTCTCGCCCTCGTCGACGTACTGCACGACGACCTCGAAGGAGACGTTGCCGAAGCTCTTGCCATCCGAGGCCTTGCTCGCGAGGAAGGAGCGGAAGGCTTCGGCCGAGTCACGGTGCGCGGTGATGGTCACCGGGTCGGTCTCGTACCTGCCGCGCGAGCGGCCGCGCGGCGCCTGGTGCCGGCCCATGCCGTAGCCCTTGGTGCGCGGACGCTTGTCCGCGTAGGCGATCTTCGAGAAGCCCGTGAACTCCTCGCCCGCGCACTTCACGCGGATGGAGCCCCACGAGAAGAGGTTGCCGTTGACGTTGACCTGGTCGCTCATGGTTCAGCCCTTCACGCCGAGACGGTGGTGAGCGCGGGGTTCGAGAAGCCGATCTCGGTGACGAGCTCCTCCGCGTACGCGAGCGGGACGATGCGGGCCTGGCCGTTGAGCCTCCGCGTCGAGAGCAGGTTGTCGGTGCGCGAGAGCGTGTAGGCCACGGCGCTCGCCTTCGGCGCGCTCATGAGCGCAGCCTCGAGGATGCGGCGCGCGCCAGCCTCGATCTCGAGCGCCTCGCTCTCGAGGATGAAGCCGGTCTTGGGGTCGATGCGGATCGGCTTGTTGAGCCGGGTCTGGAGGTACGGCTTGAGCGTCTCGCACGCGAGGTTCATCACGCGTCGGTGCGTGAGCAGCCGGAAATCCGAGCCCGTCGCCGCGAACGTCCGAGGAATGTTCACGTAGGTGCCCTCGATGCCTTCCCACGTGCGCAACACGTAGAAGCGCGAGTCATCGAGCCCGGGGTTGATGCTCTCGTCGTGCTCGTCGGGGTTGCCCGACGAGGTCTTGATGCTCACCGCGGTGAGCGGGCCGAGGTTCACGTCGGCCGTGTTGATGTGCTCCTCGACGCTCGCCTCGAGCGAGGCTGCGATGAAGCTCACCGGGCGCTTGTACTTGCGGCCCGTGACCGCGCTCGTGTGCTTCACGGCGCCCGCGCAGAGCGCGCCGGTCTTGCTCGCCTTGGACGCGAAGATCGCGTCGAGCGCGGTCTTGTAGGCGCTCTCGCTCTCGGAGATGTTGGGCACGCGGGTGTTGCCGACCCACGCGCGGTACTTTCCGGACGCGCGCATCGCGGTGATCGCCGTGTCGATCGCGTCGAAGAGCGTCGCGTCGACGGGGAAGGCGCAGAGCACGATGCCCCAGCTCCCGATCCAGTTCTGGAGCGCCGTCATCGCCGCCGTGGCCTCGGACCCGTTCGGCGCCGCGGCGGTCGTGCGGAAGCTGTAGACGTCACCCGAGACGAAGGTGCCTGCGGCGAGAGCGAGGATCACGCCTCCTGCGCCCGCAGGAGTGATCGAGACGTCCGTGCCGAGCGCGGTGACCGCGCCGTACGTGCGGCCGCCATCGAGCGAGACCTGATAGGTCACGCCGGCCACGCCGCGCGTGCCGCCCGTCACGATCTTGACTGCGACCTCATAGTCGTCGTTCGCGAGGGTGGCGCTCGAGACGGTGCCGACGCTCGTCCCTGTGCCGACGAGGGTCACCGCGGACGCGGTCGCGGCTGTCGTCGAGCCCGTCTTCACGACGACGACGGGCCGGCCAGTCACGCGGATGTGGTGCGCGGCAGCCTCGACCATCGGACCGGCGCCGAAGGCCGCCACGAGGTCGGTGATGCGCGCGTAGGTCGCGGGTGCGTTGGCGGTGCCGGACGACGACACGCCCATGACCGCGAGGAGCTTGCCGCTCGAGGCGGGCAGTACGCCGAGCGATCCATCGAGCTCGGTGAGTGTGACGAGAGGCTGGCTCATGTGTCCTCGGTGGTGTCGATGCTGTCGGGGTCGATGCCTGCGTCGGTGCTCGACGCGGTGGTCGTGGATGCCGCGGTGAGGCTCGGGTCGGGCGCGTCGGGCACCATCGCCTGCACGGTCAGCACGGCGCGGACTGCGGCCCCCGCGCGGCGCAAGTTCTTGTCGGTGACCCAGCGGAGATCGGCGATCTCGACCGTGCCGTGTGCCTCGAGGTAGACGGCGCGGAGCCACGCATCGAGCAGCTCGCGCACGGCCTGGTACTGCGCGCGCTCGTCCTCGGGCGCCGCCTCGTCGAAGGCCTCGACGAAGACTGTGCAGAGCTCATCGATCGTCCAGAGCGGACGCGGGTTGCGGCCCGGCTTTTTTGGCGCGCCGACGTCGCCCACGGCGTCGTCATCGCCGGGCACCCAGACGATGCGCCGACCCGAGAGGCGCTTCGCGGGTTCGCGCCACCCGAACGGCTGCTCGCCGGTGTAGCCCGCGGCCTCCATGCGGGACACGACACCGTCGTAGAGCGACGTCAGTGCGAGCACATAGCTCATGCGCCCTCCATCGTGCGCCGCCACTCGTCGACGACGACGTCGCCGACGGCCGCGGGCGTGCGAGAGGGGAGGATCTGTCGGCGCACGCCACCGCGCGCGCGCCCGTCGTTGTGCATCGCCTCCGGGCCATCGAGGGAGACCGACACGCGCGAGCCGTCGACGCTCACCTGCGCCTTCGATGCTGCGCGCTCGAGCACGCGGCCGCCGGTCTTCGCCGGAGCCCACGGCGAGCCGCCGGGGGAACGCTGGGCGGCGACCGCGGCGTTCACCTCGCTGCGCAGCGCCTCGCCAACGCGTGGAGCGACGCGCTCGGCCATGCCCGAGAGCAGGTCGACGCGACGGATCATGCCGTCGAGCTGGCGCATCCCGTCAGCCATAGGTGCCCTCGCCGGATGCGTCCTCGTCGTACGCGCGCGAGGCCTGCACGTCCTGCTGCACGTAGGGCGACGTCTCGGTGTACCCGAGCGGTGCCGGCGCACGTAGGCCAGTCGTTGTGGTGTCGGCGCGCAGCGGCAGGTCGTAGAGGCCGGTGACGGAGTCGGCCGCTTCCTTCGCCTCAGCGAGCGCGGTCTTCGCGTCCTCGTCGTACGCCGACCACTGCGGGTCGTTCGGGTCGATGCCGCGCTTGAGGTAGGCGATGCGCGTCACGATGCGCGCGCACCACGCCTTGACCTTGATGGGGTAGGGCGCGGAGAAGGGCGCCTCGTAGCGCTTGCGCAAGAGCGCATCGATGTCGGCGGACGCGACCTCGCACTGCCCGGCGATGAAGCCGGGCACGCGCGCCTCGAGCTCGTCGACGTCGGACGCCGGCATGAGCGAGAGGACGCGGAACGCCGCGAGGGTGAGGTAGCTGGACATGGCGAGATAGCGACGGCAGGACTCGCACCTGCGATCTCCGCGGTATGAGCGCGGCGAGGACGCTGCTCCTCTACGTCGCGATGAGCGCTCCTCTCGACGCGAGCCGAGAGGAGCGATCGGTCAGGCGGCCTTGCAGCGGAAGAGCTGGAACGGGTGTCCCGGCGCGACCGTGTTGCGGCCCTGGGCGATCCACTGCAGCTCACGGGCGCGCGCGAGCTCCGCGTCGGTCTCGGGGCCGACGTAGGTGATCGCGATTGGCTCGCGGTTCGAGTAGATGAACGCGCCCATCTGCGGCGAGCTGAGCTCCTGCACGATGAGGTAGTAGGTCGTCGCCGACCCGCCCATCGCCGCGCCGAGCTCGTCGGCGACGATCGGCACGCCGAGGTTCAGGTAGCTGATCAGCCCCTGCACGTCGCCCGAGAGGGCTCCGCTCGCGGCCGACTGCGCGAGGAACTTCGCGCTCGTGAGCTGCGTCGCGCGCGCGGCGAGCTCGGGCGGCACCATGATGCCGGTGACGCGCAACTTCCGGAGCAGCACGCCGTTGGGCATCTTCACGAAGCCTCGCACGTAGGCGATCGCCTTCGCGAGGTTCTGGAGCGCGACCTCGGCCGTCACGCTCGTGTCGATCGGCAGCGCCCCGGGGTAGCTGCCGCTCGAGGCGCCGGTGAAGTCGTTCGCGAACGTCCCGAAGGACGCGTCGAGCGGGTTCACCGGATGGTCCGTCGCGAAGAACGCCTTGGCGTCGTACGCGGTGGGGTTCGCGATGATCGCCTCGGCCAACTTCTGCTGCGGCCAGTAGGCTGCGTGGGCCGCGATGTCGCGCGTCCACTTCGAGATCGCGTCGAAGCCCGCGCGGCCTGCGACGCGCCCGCCCGAGAGCATCACGGCGCCGCCGTCGAGGTCGTCGAACTCCTCGAACTTCACCTTGAGGCCCTTGCGGACGAACTTGTTCTCGAACTCGGTGCTCGCGCGGAGCAGCGTGTCGTAGGCGACCTCGCCACCGTCGTGCGCGACCTCCTCGAGCAGACCCGTCGAGAGGAGCCAGGTGAGGCGCTCCTTCTTCGTGGTCGAGTTGAGGGTGGTCGCGATCTTGGTCCACCAGATGTCCTGCTTCAGGCGCTGGTAGTCCTCGTTCGCGATGTCCTGGACGCGCGTCTTGAGGTCCGAGACGAACGTGGGGGTGATGATGCTGGTCATCGTCGTGGCCCTTCCTTCTCAGCGCGCGTCAGGGCGCGACGTAGGCGTTCGCGACCCACTTCCCGTTGAGGAAGGCGCAGCGAACGAGGTGGCGCTTCGAGAGCGTGAGCGCCGTGGTGAGGTTCGTGGGGCCCGTCGCGTCGCGGTACTGGACCGTGTGGCCGTTCTTCGTGCCGTCGGCGACGAAGGTGACCTCGGTCCCCTCGAGCGTGTTCGCGGGCAGTGTCACCGTGCTCGCGCCGGCCGTCGTCGGGATGTCGTAGATGGCTCCGGGGCGCGGGTAGTCCGGCACCACGCAGTCGTTCGCGACGAACGAGAGCGTCGGGCCCGTGTGCGACGGCGTCGGCGCGTCCATGAGCGACACGACGAGCACGCCGATCGTGTCGACGCCGATGACCATGCCGGCGCGCATGCGTCCGCCCGTCGAGGACTTCGAGACGGTCGAGTCGTCCTTGACGAAGCACATGCGGCCGACGTCGGTGGCCGCGAGCGGCGCGACGCCGTCGTTGGCCCAGCGGCGCGAGACGAGCTCGCGATGGAGCCGCACCATGACGCCCTGCGTGCCGTTGCCGGTGCGCGTCTCGGCGAACTCGCCGAGGTCGACCGAGCACGACGTCGCCGCGACGACGACCTTGCCGGTCGTGACGTCGAGGTAGGCGCGCTTGCCCTTCTCTGCGACGGCGAGGTTCGTCAGCGGCAGGCCGACGTAGCTGTGTTCCTTGAGCTGGGTGATGCGCTCGGCCATGGCTCACGCCCCCTTCTTCGGGAGTTCGACAACGTCGGCCCCGAGGGTGATCGAACGGCCGTCCGCGCTGCGGACGACGCCAGTGGAGGTGACCGACGCACGGCCCATCGCGAGGTCCATCGCCTGGGCATCGCTGGTCGGCTGGGTGGCGGTCGGCGCCGCGGCGCCGCTCGTCTGCGTCGCGCCCTGCGTGGCGGGCACGGTGGCCGTCGCTGCGGGCCTGGGCTCGCGCTTCGGCATCGAGCCGAGGATCGCCTTCACCTGCGCGCTCGGCAGGTGCGCGAGGGCATTGCGGGTCTCGGCGCCGACGTCCGGGCGCGACGTGAAGAGCGATGCCTTGCGCTCGTCCTCGCGCTCGGCCTCGAGCGCCGCAAGGCGTGCTTCGATGTCAGCGTGCGACTTCGCGATCGGTGCGACCGCGGCTGCAGCCTTCGCGCTCGCCGCTGCCGCCTTCGACTTCGCCTCGTCGCCGTCGGGCTCGTCGCCCTTCTTCTCGTCCTCGCCGCCATCCATCGCGGCGAGAGCTGCCTTCGCGCGCGCCTTGGCCTTCTCGTCCGACTTCTCGTCGTCGAGGATGGCCTTGAGCGCCGCGCGAGCCTTCTCGTCTTCGGTCATGGGTCCTCCCTGCGCACTCGGCGCAGCGCTCTCGCTCGCGAGCATCGCGACGAGGTCATCGAGGGAGCCGACGCGGTCCGCGAGCCCTGCTCGCACCGCACTTGCTCCCGTGAACAGGCCCGCCTCGAGCGCGCGCACCTGCTCGGCGCTCAGCGGGCGGAACGCCGCGACGTGCTCGAAGAACACGATCGCGAGCTCCTCGACGCGGGCGCGCACCGCGGCGCGAGCGCCGTCGGTGATCTTCGTGTCGGGGTTCTGGTCGGTCTTGCGTGCGCCGCTCGCCACGAGTTCGACGACGAGCCCCATCGCGGCGTTCTG